ATGGCTGCATCAAAGATGGGCTTCTTCATAAGCGAAAGCGGTGACGAGGTTCCCGCAGATGATTATGACGGCAAGGTTCCTATTATTGATGCCGAGCCGGGTGCGTTCCATCAATTACCTGCTGGCGTTGACTTCAAACCATTTGACGCAAATCATCCATCTTCTGCCTTTGCTGAATTTGAGAAGGGCATTCTTCGCGGACTAGCCTCTGGTCTGGGCGTTTCTTATGCCTCTCTATCAAATGATTTGGAGGGAACATCTTATAGCTCTATCCGTCAAGGGGCATTAGAGGAGCGTGATGCTTACAGGCGTGTTCAGTCATTCCTGTTGCAACACTTCGTGATCCCAGCCTATTCGCAATGGCTGCGACACGCTATGGAATTTAATGTTGTGCCGATTCCCGCAACGCGATTCGACAAGTTCTTTGACGCAAGTGTGTTTCGTCCACGCGGCTGGCAATGGGTTGACCCACAGAAAGAAATCAATGCGGCTGTCACGGCCATGCACAATGGCATCATGTCGATGCAGGATGTTTCTAATCAATATGGTCGGGACATCGAGGAAACCTTCTCCCAAATTCAACGGGATCAGGAACTGGCAGAAAGCCTGGGTCTGAGCCTTGCATTCCAACCGTTTGGCGGCAATGAAGCTGCCAAACCAATGCCTGCGGATCAGACAGATGGCGAGCTATAAGCCGACAGAAGGAATGGTCGAAGAGGCCCAGCGTGGTCTTGAATGGCGGCGCGAGTTTGGCCGTGGAGGCACGGAAGTGGGTATTGCTCGTGCGCGTGACATCGTGAACGGCAAGAACTTGTCAGATGACACTGTGAAGCGGATGTTCAGCTTCTTCAGTCGCCATGAGGTTGATAAGCAGGCAGAAGGCTTCAGCCCCGGCGAAGAGGGTTATCCATCGAACGGACGCATTGCCTGGGCACTGTGGGGCGGTGACGCAGGCTTCTCATGGAGCAAAGATAAGGTAGCGGGTATGGACAACGAAAGAGCAGCGCCAGACGAATTGAAGGTTGGCGATTTTGTGTCGTGGGATTCGTCAGGTGGTAGAGCGCGTGGACGCATTGAGCATATTATGCGCGAGGGCGTTCTGGGTGTCCCAGATAGTGACTTCTCCATTGAGGCCACTGAGGAGGATCCAGCCGCTCTCATCCGTATTTATCGTGACGGGGAAGAGACCGAAACATTGGTCGGCCATCGCTTCTCCACGCTGACTAAAATATCGGAGATTAGAGCGTATGACGAAGAGCGGCCATATCCTAACGAACACGCTGCAAGAATTGCTGACCCTGATCGCTTTGATGATTTTCGGCGGGACACTGATGCTGGTGGCAGCGGTGTTGATTATATTTATGGTCTTTTGGCTGATGGTGGCAGTGAATTACAGTCTATTCGATTTGATAAAGACAAGTTTAGTGCGGCTGAAGCACGGGCTTGGTTGAGTGAAAACGATTTTAACGCTATAAAGTTCGAAGAAGCCACTGAGGAAAGAACCGTGGAAGAAGCACCTGAAGTCGCCATTGAGGAGCCTGTAGAGGCTACAGAGGCGCTAGAAGCCACACCAGTGGCGGAAGAGCAAGATCGCAAGGCTGCGCCAGAAGTTGTGCATCGCGCAATGGATATGGAAGCGCAGATTGTTGATGAAGAAAAGCGGACTGCTCACATTGCAGTTTCGTCAGAATTGCCTGTCGAACGCTCTTTTGGCAAAGAAGTGTTAATGCACGAAGACGGTGCAATCGATATGGAGTTTATCGCGTCCGGTCGGGCACCATTGTTGCTCGATCACGACATGGAGCGCCAGATTGGCGTGATTGAATCTGTCAGCCTCTCGGATGACCGCAGACTACGAGCCAAGGTCCGGTTCGGACGTTCTGCGCTTGCCCAAGAGGTTTTTCAGGATGTTGTCGATGGTATCCGCTCGAATATTTCGGTCGGGTATCGCGTCAACGAAATGTCCAGAGATGACAAGCAGCGGGATGTTTACCGTGTGCGGTCCTGGAAACCCTTGGAAGTATCCGTTGTTTCGATTCCGGCTGACCCGTCAGTTGGCGTGGGACGTAGCGCGGCTGCTCCTGAACCCTCACCTACTGTTGAACCATCAATTCGCAAGGAGGACACTATGTCCGAAGAAGTGAATCTGGATGCGGTTCGGGCTGAAGCCGCTAAGGAAGCTGCCCGCAACGCCTCCGACATTATCGCACTCGGCGCTCGTCACAACAAGCGTGACATGGCTGAAAAAGCTATCGCTGAAGGCAAGGACATCTCTCAGTTCCGTGGTGAACTGCTTGATGTTCTGGGAACTGAAACCCCACTTGAGAACACCGACATTGGCCTGAGCCGCAAGGAGCGTAAAGAGTTCCGCCTGGTTCGCGCTATTGCCGCTCTCGCTAATCCGAATGACCGCCGCCTGCGTGAAGCTGCTGCCTTCGAATTCGAAGCATCAGAAGCTGCTGCACAGCGTTATGGCCGTTCGGCTCAGGGCGTAATGATCCCAACTGACGTTCTCGGCACCTGGAAGCGTGACCTGAACACCTCGGATGACAACGAGCTGGTCGCAACTGACCTTCTCGCTGGTGAATTCGTGGATGCTCTGCGTAACGCATCTTCAGTCATGGCTGCTGGCGCTCGTATGCTTACGGGTCTGAGCGGCAACGTGTCGATTCCGACAAAGGCAACCGCTTCGGCTGGTGGCTGGATCAGCACTGAAGGCGGTGCATCTTCGGAAAGCGAGCCAACCTTCGGTAACATCTCGATGACTCCGAAGACTGTTGGTGCGTTCACTGACATGACTCGCCAGATGATCATTCAGTCTTCGCTCGACATCGAGGCGCTGGTTCGTGATGACCTGACTCAGGCTCTCGCAATCGCTATCGACAAGGGTGGTCTGGAAGGCTCAGGCTCAAGCGGTCAGCCAACTGGTATCCTGAATACCGCTGGCGTGAACACAGTAACGGCGTTCGCCGCTGCTGTTCCAACCTTTGCTGAAATGGTAAGCCTTGAAACTGCTGTTGCAGAAGACAATGCTCTGCTCGGCAACCTTGCTTACATCACAGACGCAGCTACGGCTGGCGGCCTGAAGACGAAAGCAAAGGACGCTGGTTCTGGCCTGTTCGTTCTTGAGAACGGCGAAGCCAACGGCTACCCGGTAATCGTTTCTCAGCAAGCAACTGCTGGCAACGTCTACTTCGGTAACTTCAGCGACCTCCTGATCGGCATGTTTGGCGGTCTCGATATCACTGTTGATCCGTATAGCTCTTCGAACACGGGCACAGTCCGCGTTGTCGCTCTCCAGAGCGTTGACGTTGGCGTTCGCCACGCTGTTTCGTTCGCTTACGGCAACGACGGCGCATAAGTCTGGTTGGGGGAGTCGGTTGAATGGCTCCCCCACCATTCTCAGGAGTAGACCATGCAATATAAGTGCATTCGTGGTGTAGTGACTACCAAGGGGCCGATAGCCATTGGCGACACTATTGAACTGCCAGATTATGAGGCAAAAGTCTTGCTGGCTCAGGGTAAACTTGTCCCACATCACGAGGAAGAGATTCGCACAACTGCCATTGAGGAAGTTGTGAAGCAAACTCCGAAACGTGGCAGAAAGCCGCGCAATGGCCGTTGAGACAGCCACAGAACTAGCAATCTTCTTCGATGTCGATGACTTCGGCACCGCAGCCACCTACACGCCTGTGGGTGGCGCTGCTGTAACAGTCAACGGCATCTTCGATGACCCACAGGCCAGCCGCAATGCGACTGATATGTTGGACATCACCATCCCGGCACCACAATTCGTATGCCGCACTAGCGATGTCGCCAATGTGGCTGAAGGCGATAGCTTGGTCGTGAACAGTGTTTCATACATTGTCAGGGTTACTTTGACTGATGGCACTGGTGTGACCACACTGCTTCTGGAGAAGGTGTAATGACGCACGTTCGCCAGCAAATTAGAAATCGTATAGCCACGCTTGTTACTGGCCTGCCGACAACGGGTTCCAGCGTCTACAAGATGCGTCAATATGCACTCGATGATGCCAAGCTGCCTGCCTTGTGCGTTTATACAATGGACGAGAGCAGCAACTTGATAACA